TCATGCTGCCTTCTGAAACTTCCATTTGGATTTAGGTTTGTGCTCGTAGTTGAGCGGCTCATTGTCCAGGCCGTGCATAATTGCCCAGGCTGCCTCTGCGTGGCCGGTTTCTGCCGTGCGATCAGCAACGAAGGTCACCGCGCTGCCTGATTTCGTGACGGCGCGCCGGATGGACATAAACGACGCGGCCACCTCTTTCAGGTCCGCATCCCATTCAATGCGTCCGCTTTCAATGACGTCTGCCGCTTTTAGTACCAGGCGGTTTTTAGTGCTCAGGTCGTAGCGGATAGGTTTAAGCACGCGCATGGCAAAGGGGTGGATGTTGTCGTAAACACCCTGGCCGATGCCGGTCACGTCTACGCCCAGATAGGTGAAGTTGTACCGGGCAAAGAGTTTTTTGATCTCGCTGGCCTGATGGCGGAAGTTCATGCCGCGCCAGTTGATGATGGCCAGCACGCGGAATTTCTCACCGGCCAGCACCGGCGGGGCCATAATCACGAAGGTGGACAGGTCGCCGGAGCGGGCAGGGTCATAACCGCCCCAGACCAGACGATCGCCAAACGGGCGGCGCGCTTTCGGGTCGTGGTCCTGCCAGAACGTGATATCAGTGCCGCATTTTTCCAGGTCGGAAAAGCTGAATACCGCGTCCTTACTGTCAACGAACACGCACATGTACAGCATATCGAACGTGTCTTTGCTGTAGCGGTTACGCAGCTTGTCGATGCTGGCGAGGTTAAAGCCGTTGGCAATCGCGTCTTCCATCGTGATGACGTAGCGCCACTGGCCATCGGGGCAGAGGCGTCCGCCGTCGCGCATGGCGTTAAACGTGGGGAACACCACGGCGGCGCGCTTTTTACTGCCTTTTTTCCACTCTTCGCCGGTCCAGAACGGGTAAGCCTGGTGCGTTTTGGCTGACGGCGTTGAAAAGTAGGTGGTGCGCCATTTGTCGTGTGTAGCCATCGCAGACGCCACTTCATTCAGCCGCGCGAAGTTAGGCACCCAGAAATATTCGTCACAATAGAGGTGGCCGCTGTATGACTGCGCCGTGTTCTTGTTTGTGGACAGAAAGCGCAGCTCTGCGCCGTTGCTCAGGCGGATAGGGTTGCCGGTGAGCGTGATGCCGAAATATTCCTGTGCGATGTTGACGATATATGAGCGGAAAACTTCCGCCTGCGCGCGCGAAGCCGAAAGGAAAATCTGCGGGTCGCCGGTCAGCACGGCGTTTTCAAACGCTTCAAAAGCAAAATACCAGGTCGCACCGATCTGGCGGCTTTTGAGGATGTTTCGCACCTGCTGGCTGATGTTCAGGCGCAGGTGTTTCTGGTAGCCAAACAGGTGTTCTTCAGCCCATAAGTTCAGGTCGTCTTCGGTCAGTCCGGATACGTCATTTTTATTGTATTTGCGCTTACTGCGCGGCTGGTCACCTTCCTCTTCACTGCTGCCGTTGCTGTTGCCTGCGGATGCCGGGCGCGCGGCGGCCAGCTTCTCTTTGTGCTTGTTGTGCTGCGTGCGCAGCTTGACCGCATGGGCAATCAGCTGATCCAGTTCTTTCAGTTCCAGCTCTGTTTTGCCGTCGCGTCCGGTCAGCAGCTGGATGCGGCGCTCAATCGCATCTTCCGTGCTTTCGTGGCTCAGCATATCTGCCCAGCCTTCCTTTTCTGCCCAGTAATAAATGATCCGCGCATTCGGCAGATTTAATTCACTGGCAATTTCCTTCGGCGTATATCGCCTTAAATACAGGGCGCGCGCAACGCCGCGTAATTCTTCACTGTATTTAGCCATCCGATAATTTCATTCCTTAATTTGCCTGAACGCTATTATGCCGATGCAGAGTAAATAAAAATCCCGGTTTGATTCTTTATGGTTCGTCTAATTGCCTTTATCCGAACATAGCGGAATTTGTCAGGGTGCGGCAGGCGGTTAATTCATTAATAATGGCTCTGCTGTTACGGAGGGCAGGAAAATATATGTCACAGTTATGTACTGACTGGCTGTGTATTGCCACCGAGGGAGATACGGTTGACCGCCGCGAATTAAAACGGGAATGGTTAATTGATGCTGCTGAAACATATGAACCTGAATTATACGCCGCACTTATTTGGCCGGAGCATGAACGCGATTACGGAAATGGGGGCTGCGTAAAACAGGTGATGTGGCAGGAAGGTGATGACGGGCTGGTGAGGCTTTACGCAAAAATCAGTCCGAACATGAGCCTGATTGAAGCCAATAAACGCGATCAGCTTCTTTATTTTTCGGTAGAGCTTACCGAAGACGGAAACTTTCGCGGCACAGGGCGCAGCTATCTCGAAGGGCTGGCGGCAACGGACTCGCCTGCCAGCGTGGGCACTTCACGTATGCGCTTTAGCCAGCGCAAAAAAATCAAACCCGGCTGCTATCGCTATAAGTTTGGCCGGAATGGAAAAGTGGAACAGGAAACAAAAATGAAAAACTGGCAAAAGCTGTTTGGCATTCAGCCTAAAAAATTCGCTGAAGATGACGTGAATACTGACGCGCCTGAAGACAGCGACAAATTACAGGCGCTGGCTGAAGCCCTGAATAATCTGGAAGGCCGTGTGTCTGCAATCGAAACGCAGCTGGCTTCCACGCAGGAAGATGTGGATACCATTGCCGAAGTGGTGGATACGCAGGAATTTGCAACGCTGCGTGAAAATATCGGGGCAGTCATTAAAAACTTCGGAAAGCTGGATAACAAGATTACACAGCTGCCGAAGCGTAAGCCCGGCGATAAGCAGGAAAGCCGCAAATTTAAATTCATCTAATTTCGCCTTCGTCAGGGAAGTTTCTATAAGTCGCATTATTTGCGAGAGGGTTATTTATGAAGTTAAACAAACGCGCACTGGCATTCATTGACGCTTTCTCTGCCGGACTGGCTGAGCATTACAGCGTGACGAATCCGGCCCGCGCATTCAGCCTCACCGATCCGCAGGAAACCAGCCTCCGCGCTGCACTGCTGGAGTCCGTGGAGTTCCTGAACATGATCACTGTGGCAGACGTGGACCAGCTGAGCGGCCAGGTTGTTTCGGTAGGTGCGTCGGCACTTCACACAGGGCGTGTGGCTGACGGGCGTTTCCGTCGCAAAGTCGGTGTGGAAGGCAACGATTACAAGCTGGTCGAAACCGATTCCTGCGCGGCGCTGAAATGGGATCTGCTTTCACTGTGGGCAAACGCCGGTGATGAAGGTGAGTTTTTCCAGCTGGTACAGACGTTTTCGAATCAGGCGTTTGCGCTGGACATGCTGCGCATTGGCTTTAACGGCAAAGAGGTGGCGACGACAACCGATCCGGAGAAAAACCCGAACGGCGAGGACGTCAATATTGGCTGGCATCAGCGCATGAAAGGCTTCAAAGACGGTTACCAGATTATGACCGATGCGGTCACCCTGGACGATGCCGGTGATTATCACTCGCTGGATGCGATGGCCTCTGACCTGATTAACGCCAAAATTCCGGCGCAGTTCCGTAACGATCCGCGTCTGGTGGTGCTGGTCGGGGCCGATCTGGTCGCGGCGGAGCAATACCGCCTTTATCAGAAGGCGGACAAGCCGACGGAGAAAATCGCCGCGCAGATGCTGGGCAGCACCATTGCCGGGCGCACCGCGATTATCCCGCCGTTTATGCCGGGCAAGCGCATGGTGGTCACGCCACTGTCAAACCTGCACATCTACACGCAGCGCGGCACGCGTCAGCGTAAGGCGGAGTTTGTGGAAGACCGCAAACAGTACGAAAACAAGTACCTGCGCAATGAGGGTTACGCCGTTGAGGAGCCGGAGCTGTATGCGGCTATTGACGAAAATGCGGTGACCATCGGCAAGGTGACCGAACCGGCAGAGGGCTAACCATGAGTCTTTCACCCGCACAGCGACACAGCCAGCGCGTGACCATGCAGCAGCAGCAGGCGCGGCTTGAGGAAGTGAACACCACGGCCAGCCTTCACCTGCAGATGCAGGAAATCATGGAAGACGTGGCGGTATTACGCAGTCTCGGTACAACGGCAGAGCGCGTGGAGATGAAGCGTGATGTGCTGCTGCCGAAGTGGATGCCCACAGTAGAAAGTTATCTTGAACTGGGGCGCGTGTATGCCAATCCGGTGTTCGCTTACTGCATCGTCTGGCTGTTTGACGTGGGCGAGTTCGATCAGGCGCTGGACTGGGCAGACATTGCCATTGCGCAGGAGCAGGCCACGCCGGAGAACATCAAATCACGATTCCCGGTCTTTGTGGCCGATCAGATGATGAACTGGGCAGAGCAGGCAAGCCAGGCGGGTGAAGACTTAGAGCCTTATTTTTCGCGGACGTTTGAGAACGTTACGCAGCGCTGGCGGCTGCACGAGGAAATCACCGCCAAATGGTTCAAGTTCGCGGGGCTGCTGCTGCTGCGTGATGAATCAGGACAGGCGCGGGCGGCGGCGTCAGATAGCGTTGAAACGCTGTCTGAGGCTGACCGGCTGCTGGCGGCCGCCGAGGCGAAGTATCACAGGGCAGGCGTAGGCACGATGCGCAAGACAATTGCGGCGCGCATCCGGGCGCTTACGGCTGAATAACGACTACCGCAAGCCGGGTGGGCGCGGATGAGGGCAGAACACGCAGTGTAATGCGCCGTGGATTCCGGTCAGCCCACCTTTTTACGGGGGATTTTATGTTCAGTGGCAAGCCGATTGAGTACCAGGACAGCCCGCTGACCAATGACGGATTCTGGCCGGATATGAACCTGTCAGACTTCCAGCGCAGCCGCAGTATTCCGGCTGACGTAGACGCGGAAACAGTGGCGAATGCGCTGCTTACGGCGGCAGCGGAGGTAAACAGCGGGCTTGCCGGTGTGCAGGAAAAACACCGGGCGGCAGGATACCAGACCGCTGCTGACGTGCCGGGGGTCAGCATGAACGGCATCAGTCAGCTGGCGGCGCAGTATAAAAAGGCGGTGTATGCCAGGGCAAAAGCGGACCTGATGGGTGAGTTTGCGTCTGTTGGCCGCCGCGAGTCGCATCCGGGACAGGAGAGCGATGAAACGCGCAAGGGATTGCTGGCGGAGGCGTCGGTGACTATCCGCCTGATTAAGGGGCTTAAGCGCGCCACGGTGAGGCAGGTATGAGCACAGAAAGTCAGCTTAAATCACTGACCAGCTTTATTAAGTCAGAAATGCCGCAGCGTGCCATGCAGTCATTCACCAGTGAAATGACGGGACTGAAAACCATCCCCGCCGCGCGTGATATGGGGCTGGGGCAGGTGCAGCTTTCGGTGATCCGCTATGACGCAGAGCTTATCTGGGAGCGCTTCCCGTACCGGGAGTGCGATCCGCGTCTGCTGATGGCGCTGCTGGAAGTGTGGCAGGCGACTGATACAGAGGACCGGGATTTATTCAGCCAGGTCGGTATCACGAAT